TTGATGTTGTTTATCAAGAAGAGTCGTACACGAGTAAGGCTAGTTTCTTAGATAATGACGAAATACCGGTTTATGGTGAACTTGACGAGACACCAGTATTTTCAGGTGCACGCATTTATCGTGGTTTGTATCAAACAGCTGACGGATATTTGATAAACGCAGATGTTAATGGTTCTTATAACATAATGAAAAAATATTTAGAAACAAATGCAGCATGGGATGACCAGAAATGGTCTGACTGTGTAGAGGTGTGCAGTACACCACGTGTAATATCAGTTTCATACTGAGATGCACAAAACTATTAATAGAACTGTAATATAAGTATGACAAACTTTAAATAGAACTGTAATTAATATATGACAAAAGCAGATACAATTTTTTATAACAATATCCAACATATTTTAAATCATGGCGTAAAATCAGGACAAGCACGTCCAAAATACGCTGATGGTACAACAGCCCATTCATTATATGTGACAGGTGCTTTTGCCGAATATGATTTAGCAAATGGTGAATTTCCTATCACATCATTACGACCAATTCCAATTAAGTCAGCCATTAAAGAACTCTTATGGATTTATCAAGACGCTAGTAACTCATTAGACGTCTTAGAAGACAAATATGGAGTTCACTATTGGTCTGATTGGGAAGTAGACAACAGTCGAACCATTGGTCACAGATATGGACATGTTGTTCAAAAACATGATATTATTGGAAAACTCCTTAAACAGCTAGAAGAAAACCCATGGAACAGACGTAATGTCATTTCCTTGTGGGATTATGAGGCCTTTGAGGAAACTGATGGTTTGTTACCATGTGCATATAATGTCATGTTTGATGTCAGAGAAGTGGATGACAAAATCTACTTAGACTGTACCTTGACACAACGGTCTAATGATATGTTGGTCGCTCATCACATTAATGCTATGCAATATGTGGCCTTGCAAATGATGATTGCTTGTCATTTTGGTTGGGAGATTGGCAAATTCTTCTATTTTGTCAACAACTTGCATATTTATGACAATCAAATCGAACAGGCAAAAATACTTTGTAAAAGGTATGAAAATAAGGAACTTCACACACAACCAAAACTCATTTTGAAGGCGCCGTCAGGAACTAGTTTCTATGACATTCGTGCTGAAGATTTTGAGCTCGTAAACTATAACCCTATCAAACCTCAACTGAAGTTTGATTTAGCCATTTGAAAGGTATGTAATATATGTTCAAATTTCAAATTCATGGTGAAAACATTGAAGTAACTGAAGCTATCAAAGCATCAGTACAAGAAAAGCTGTCAGTATTAGAGAAATATACAGACAAACCAGTAACCGTCACTGTCAATGTTCGCACATATCCAAACGGTGAAGCCAAAGCAGAAGCAACTCTTCCACTTAAGAAGACCTTGCATGCTGAAGACCGTTCACGCGATTTGTATGACTCTATTGACAAGGTTGTTGAAAAATTAGACCGTCAAGCACGTCGTCTAAAAACCCAGAAGTTGAAACATGAGCAAGACCATACAGCTCTAAAAGATTTATTTAGGCAGGATTATAAATGAACATAAAACCCATTACGCTACTACTAATAGTAGCTAATGTGGGAGTCGCATTTTGGATGTTGATTAAGTTTGGAAGTATGACGGATACAAACATGCTTCTACAAAATGGGGCCATGTATGCACCAGTTGCTACATGGTCTACCTTTGTTACAGCTAATTTTATCCACATTGGACTTCCACATCTTATTTCCAACATGATATCCTTATATATCTTTGGAAACATTGTTGAAAATTTTGTTGGTTGGTGGAGATACATCATCATTTACATGGTTTCAGCTATCGCAGGAACTACCGCAGTGTATTTCTTTAACCCAAATGTAGTTACAGCTGGTGCATCTACAGCCATTTTTGGTCTAATGGGTGCCATGGCAGTTCTTGTTGTTAAGTATGGAAACTTAATGCGAGAATATTCTTTATGGCTTCTCTTAGTGATGGGCTATAACCTATACCAAACCTTTACTCAGCCAGGAATTAGTATTCCAGGTCATATTGGTGGTTTGATTGCAGGTATACTTGTAACCACAGCTCTAATGTGGGGATTAGAGGTCACGCAAGAATGAAAACAGCGATTTGGGCCCAAGATAAAAATGGTCTCATTGGCAACAATGGTGATTTACCATGGCATAATCCTGATGATTTGAAAATGTTCAAAGAGTTAACCCTTGGCAAGACCATTGTCATGGGTTACTCCACTTTTGCATCATTAGGTTTCAAACCCTTGCCAAATCGTCACAATGTTGTCTTAACATCAAAGACTTTAGACGTTGAAACCGTTTCCTCACCAGAGGAAATGTGTCACAAATATGATGACTTTATTGTCATTGGCGGAGCCCAGACATACTTGGCCTTCAAAGACGTTCTAGAACGCTGTATAGTGACCATAATCGACGGAGAATACGTCGGTAATGTCATCATACCGGACTTGGTTTCAGACATGTTAGAGGCCTCGAGAACGGCTTATCCGGCTACTGAGAAAAGTACTGCACGTGAGGTCATTATGCATATGAAAAATTATTTACCAGAAGCTTGGTCTGAGATAACAAATCCCAGTCAGCTCATTACTGATTTAGCCGGCCCAGACGTTTACCCAGAACCTGATAAGGTTTTAAACGCTTTGAATTACACAAAGCCAGAAGACATCAAAGTCGTGATTTTAGGTCAAGACCCCTATCATACACCGGGCATGGCTCAAGGTTTGTCCTTTTCGGTACCAGACGGACAAAAGACACCACCATCATTAAGGAATATTTTAAAAGAGCTCGAGTCTGATATAGGACATCGTGACTCACAAGATTTAACATCATGGGCAAAACAAGGAGTTTTGCTTTTGAACACTGTACTCACTGTTGAGCGAGGCAAAGCCAACAGTCATAAAAACAAAGGCTGGGAACCTTTTGTTGATGAGGTTATCAGCTATGTTGATAATTTACCACAACCTATAATTTTTGTATTATGGGGAAAACACGCACAAGACAAAGAAGCGCTTATCAAGCACAAACAAGTCTTGAAAGCAGCGCATCCAAGTCCTTTTTCAGCCCACAAAGGCTTCTTTGGAACCAAACCTTTTTCAACCATTAATCAAATGTTGACAGAAGCTGGTTCCACACCAATTAATTGGTTGTAGACATATTGTTTCGATATGTCTATTTTTCATGATTTAGTTGACACAATGGCAACTAAATGCTTGCACAATTTCGTATTTTGTGATATAATCATAATAGGTTCAAATGTAGGAGCCTGAAAAATTAAACTGGAAACAGTTGAGAGGTATTATGAAAAACGTTACACGTAACAAACTTATTGCGCTGGGTATTGCTACAATGGCTTCTGTCATGATTAATCATAGTGTTTTGGCAAATACAGAAGAAACTGTAATCACAAAGCAAGATGATGTCATTACAGTAGACAAGCCTGAAGTAACGATGTCAACACAGGAAGCATACAATTATGACGCTGTCAATATCACCTATCAAACAGAAATTCCTGATGAAATGGAAATCAATGCTGGTGATAAAATTGTATATCAACTTCCACAGGAAATGACATGGACAACTCATCAAGAGTTTGATGTCTATAACAACGAAAATCAAGTCGTTGGTAATGCTCGTACTGATGTGCAGGCAAATAACATTACAACAACCTTTAACGATTATTTCCATACACATCCATTGAACAAGACCTTTGGTTTGACTATGTCAGCTCAGTTCAACCGTGACACAACCACGCCGGGACAAAGCTATGACATGACCTTTAACGGAACTGTTATTCAAGGAACTGTTAAAAAGGATAATGGCCCTGTAGCTGATGAAGTAGTCGCTAAATGGGGTTGGCAAACTAAGGAAGACCCTAATGTTATCCAATGGGGTGGCCGTGTTAACTTCGTCAAAAAAGATTTGATTGATGTTAACGTAAGCGACACTTGGGATAACAACCAAGAATATGTGCCAAATTCTATGCATGTATGGTACTTGAGTTCTGCTGAGCCATGGATTCCAATTGCTGAATTAGACGCAAGTAAAGTTGTACACCGTGAAAATGGTTTCGATTACCATGATGACCGTCTTGACGGTAAGATTTTGCATTTCTCATATCAAACACGTCTAAAAGCACGTCTTCACGCAACTAACGTTATGCGTTTCACAGCTAAAGACATTGAAGGCGAATATCGTCGTAATGTAGAGTTAGCAGACGCAACCGGTTGGGCTGATGGAAATGCACGTCCAAAACCAACAACCTTTATTCCGGGTGAGCCACCAGTAGTTGAAATTCCTGAGTACAACCCAGAATTTGCTCTACCAGTTGACCCACCAGTGTTTGAATTACCTGAGTTACATCCAGAATTCACACTACCAGTTGACCCACCAGTTTTTGAATTACCTGAGTTACATCCAG